CCTCCTGCAAAAACAAGACTTTCCGAATACCCTCTTCCTCTGATAAGGGGTTCGGATTTGAGGGGTTAGAGTCCACCATTGAACGCAAATCCGAACCCTGCTTTGTGTGGGGGACAATTTTCGTTCAAACAAAAAGACACTCCTTGCCGTAAATGGCAGGGAGTGTTCTCTTTTTGCCTATTTTGGGGTTCGACTCTCCATCGAAAAAGTTCGACTCTTCAATAGGGTCAACCCTCTTCGCCGGTAAATCCGTTGGCCTTGGCACATCGAAGTGCCCCAAGTATCATAGTGTCCTGAGCCAAAGTTCTCTTCTTCAACTCATAGAGAGGGGTTCTCCGGTGGTCATCCCATTCAATGAGCTGCTTCTTATCGTGGGTCACGATACCGACATACAGATTTATCAGCTTGTCCAATGTCAGGTCTGTCAGCACTTGCATTCTATCACCCCACAGCGTCATCCTCAGAAGAAGACTTGTCCTTGATCTTGATACCAAACAACAGGGCCAATTCCACCGTCCACGCTGAGAACCATGCCACGGTCAATTCTGAGGAAATCATGTGGTCGTGGAAATTGGCAACCAGAACGGCCACGGTGTACCAGAACAGATTGAACATAGAGAAAACCGTGAAGAGCGTTCTCTTCTTGATTTTCTTCTTCGGCTTCTTGGCTACTCGCTTGCCGCTCATGATCTCAACCTCACTTCTTCAAGTAGGACGCAGACGCAAATCCGATATAGGTCACGCCGTTATAGGTAAACTTCACATACAGCCACTTCACGCCGCCTACCAGAGTGTAGTAACCGTAGTTCTGAACCTTAGTACCCTTGGGGATAGCCACCAGAACTTTGTTGTTCGTGCCAGCTGCATTCCGCACATTCAGGCCGCTTGCGGCGGTCACGATATAAGTCCCGGCCAGAGATTTGTCAAAGCCGGTAGCCACACCGGTAGCCTTGACCTCCTTACCGGAAGCAGGAGTAGAAGGAGTGTCTTTATCGGACGCAGGAGCCTCCGTCTTGCCGCTGTACTCCACATAGGGGATATGACCATGCTTCTTCCATGTCCGGGCGTTGTAGCCGCTCTTGGAGCCGATATTGGCAACAGCGGTGATCTGCACACAGTTCTTCCACTTGGGCGTACACTCGACAGCCAGACCGTCACCGATGTAGATACCGATATGGCCGGTAGTCCACACCACCTCACCGACCTCCATACTGTCCCAGCCGGTGGTAGAAGCGTCAGGACACTTCTTAATCATGCTGTCTGCCCCAAGATCGGGGACATTGTTGGAGGCATACTTGGCACCGCCATAGGTGGCGTTCTTATCGCCATTCCAGCCCCATAAGATACCCTTGATAAGACACACACAGTCAAAACCAAAGGTGTCCTCAGAAGCGGCGTTAATCATTTTGACCCGAGCCGCAGCTTTGTTGTAGGAGTGATTGGTGGTGTACCGCTTCTTATTGGCCGCAGTCATGGGGGCACCGAAGCACCCCATGACATACAGCGTCTTGTAGTTCTTCGCAATGTCAATGGCCTTGCTGACCAATTCAGTTGCTTTCATCATGGATTATTCCTCCTTCCCTGCACTGTCCAGAAGGTCTTGTGTGCGCTGGCTCTGAGTGCCGAAGTAGAACGCAATGATGACCGCATAGATGGTCATGAAGTCCTGACTGATCTGATTGGTACACGCCATGTACGCAAACACAGCGGTAAGAGCCAGTGTCACCAGACTCTTGACGGACAGCAGAGTGGACAGACGCTTGATGATGTTTTCCATAATGTTCTCCTTTCCAATTTTAGTGAGTATTTTAGTGATAAATCTCCCACTACCGAAAACCCTTGCGCCACAAGGGATTAAGGGCAATTTTGCCGCCCATTTTTCATTTTTCGTGTATAAACCCTCTTATAGAACGCTCTATATAGAGGACTTTTCTGCAAAAGCCTTAGATTTATCACTAAACTCACTAAGATACACTAAAATTATTTTGTGGGTACACTAAATCATTTCAGTCAATCCGGCTTATGGAACTCTTCTAAGTCAGAAATCCGATGATTGATGACTTTGATTTGTTCCTCTACTACGGGCATTCGCTTGGCAAAATTGTTGTGTTCCCGGACTTCACGGGTCAACTCTTCCAGTTTGGTGTCCATAACGGCCTGAGTTTTACTGTTGGCGATCAAGACTCCCACCAGAGTAATCCCACCAGAAACAAGTGCGACAATGATAGCCTCCATTATCAGCCCTCCCACTTCTGCCAAGCTGCGGCGTAATCTCCGGGGCTATAAGCAGTCCCATTCGGGTCAATACACTCGTAGATATTCCCGTCCGTCCATACCATAAACTCTCCCTGGCGGTACATATCATGTGCGCCCTGGACAGGAACATAGGGACGGGCCGTGTCCGGGCTTTTGCCATGCAGAGGCCGGTTGAAGGTGTACCATGCGGCATTTCCGGGAACAATGTCCGGGTACACCGCATTGTCGTAAGCCTGAAAACACTCCCAGGTCTGCTCCCATTCAGAGCCAAGGCCGTCCCCGGCATGGGTGTTGAAAATTTCTCCGACAGTGTGATTTCCCTTCACCCAATCGAGGTAAAGCCCGGAAGCCCTGATCTTCTGGTCATCGTCCTCAACCTGTTTCCCTTCCAGCATGAGCCGGGACATATAAATTGCACTGGACAGTGCGTTCAACATTCTCTCATTCACAGAGATAACCCCCTCTCGATAGCCGCCGCAATAGCGTCCACATCGGCCTGTTCCGCCTTGGCCTTGATAATGGCTTCCTGTTCCTTCTGGTAGGCAACCTCGCTGATCGTGGTCACGCTCACGGTTTCCTTCCCTTCCAGTTCGCTCCTACCCTCAATGTGGTACACAGACCCCTCGATCACAATGCCGTGTGCCTGTTCCTCTGTGCATAGGCCGTAGCACCCGTTGTTCTGCATTCTGACCCACACAGGGGTTGTCACCGTTGCCAGAGGTATTCCATCTTTGAGAATTCGATACATTTCTTTCCCAGCCTTTCTTGTTCGGATAGAAGCCGAACATGAATTTGAAATACTGATTGGTGTTCTCTCGCACCTTAAAACTGTTTCCTCGCTTCATGTGCCCGTGATAACTCTCTACGGAACTCCGAATGTCCGCAACCGTCATCTCACCTCTTTCCCACTTTCCATGAAAGGTTCGCAGCTTACGCCGAATGATCTTGGTAGAGTCAGGGTTCATCTTCAAAATGACCTTGCCGCTCGAGGTGAGAATGAATTTGGTCTTCAACCACCGGTAGAAATCAGCCAGCGGAATAACCCGAGTTTTTTTCCAATTTAGCCGCAGACCTAACTTCCGGGTCATCTCTTCCAGCCCAAACATTCCTTCGGTTCTGAGAAAATCAATGTCCTCATGAATAGCATACCCATCGTCCATGTACCGGGCGTAGCCTTTAATCCGAAGTATTTCCTTGAAATAGTGGTCAATCGGACTTGGAAGAAGCAGGGCATTTGTCTGAGAGATTTGACTTCCAAGCCCTAAGCCCACCGACCCAAAATCCGCAATGAAGCTGTCATGCAGGGAACGCACATGGTCATCATGGAGCCGCCGCTTTGCTTCCGCAGCTAAAGGGCCGTGTGGTGCTTCATCGAAATAACTCTTGAAGTCAAAAATCAGAATGCCACCGGCCAGACCATGTTTCCGATAGTGCTTTTGTAAGTGGCAGATCATACGCCGCAGAGCGAAGTCCATGCCACGGTGTTTCAGACTGGCCGAGTTGTCATAGATGAAAGAGGATGAATAGATCGGGACAATGCAGTAATCACACAGGCACTTTTGCACGGCCCGTTCTGTGATATGGACAGAGCGGATATACCGTTTCTTACCACGCTCCATGATGGTAAACTCATGGAAGCCACGGTGATAGAAATTACCCTCGTTCAGCGATCTCGCTGTCAGGGCAATGTTCGGGATGATATTGCCGATATAGCGTTGTGTAGAAGATTTCCAGTAAACACCTTTACAGCACTTCTTTCCCGAGAGATATAGGTGTCGGAAAGAAAAGACCTCTTCAAAATCTCCACAGGCCATACTTCGCTTTCTACGAGCCTCTTCCCGTTTGGCCTTTCTTCTTTGATAACGGATTTCTTTTCTCTCCGCACTGGTCATGAAAAAGATTTCCCTCCGTACAGTATGATTGTGGGGTACGGGTTCTAACTGCGTAGTAATACCAGCCATGAAATGAGTTACCATACATCACTCACCATGCAAGAAGCGTCCGGCTGATTACATCGGAGTGCCCCTTTCGGGGTGGGCGCATTTCAAACGATGTGCCCGGAAGTTTTAGCCCATAGGCAGGGTACAAGTCCTCCCTCTGCAAAAGGTACTGATTTCACCCAATGGGGTTACTACGACTGACCTATATGAAGTTGCAGAGTCCGAAGGACACACCATTCGAGTTGCTGGCGTTGTTATTGTTGGCGTTACCCGAGTTGTTCACATTGCAGAAATTGTTGGTGTTGTCGCTATTAGGCGAACGCTCCCACCAGTTGTTCGCAGAACAGGCAAGGTTTAACAGGACTTGACCCATATTAGAGAAAACTAATCAGGAAGGTCTTTATACCTTTTCCGATCAGATTTCTTCACACTGGAAATCAGCTTGGCTTCATCTACGATATACTCTCCGAACTCCTGAATAGCGTGGTCAATCCAAGGGTACTTTTCTGGGTTTTGGAGAATAGCGTCATAGAGAAGGGCTAACTTCGGACTGAGGTTTTGCAGGGCAATATTGGCTCTGGTAAGACAGTCCCGGCGCATTTGTGCTTCATGCTTGTTTGTGGGGTAGATGTTGTTGGCCGCTCTCACCTCGTCATGAACCGTAGAACACAGGTGCATAATCGGATAGAGAAGGTATGGGCCGTACCGTTTCGGTGCTTTCGTGACTACGGAGAAAGCGTGAAGTTCTAAGCGTCTTGCGGTTTCAATGAACTGCACATTACTTTCTCCCCGCATAAATTTGGGGACTGACATTTTACCCTCCTACACCGCCCCTTCCGGGGCGGGATTTTTGTGGATGACAGATTAAACGCAGAAGCCGAAGGACACACCATTCGAGTCGCTGGCGCTGAAACCGTAGGCGCTACCCGAGGTGTCCACAATGCAGAAATAGCCGGTGTTGCCGCTATAAGGCGAACGCTCCCACCAGTAGTACGCAGAACCATTGACCTTTTTGATTGTGGTGTTGCCAGCGGCATAATACTCATACTGAGTACCTTCACCAGCAAAAGAGTAGGTGGTAGCACCAAAAATCTCAATCTCAGACAGCAGGAACAACTTGTCCTGAGTAGTCTGGATAGAAGAGGACTGATTGCCAGCGGAAGTCCGCTTGTTGACCGTCTTAATAACATTTCGCAGAGCTGCGGGTAACTGACTCAGGTAGGTACTCATTCGAGTACGCATGGCAGAATTGTTCCAGCCACCGGCGTTCGTGTTAGAACTGTTCATCTGAGCGGTCTGATTGAGGCAGTCCACAAGCTGGAAGGTGATACCAGCCATTCCACCAGAAGTCAACTGATCGTGGTCAAAGCCGATAATCTGAACCTTGTAGTTCGTACTGTTAATGCTGACGGTCTTCTGATCGCCCACGGAGAAATAATTCTTGGCCTGTCCGAACTGAGAACACAGAGCGATTTCAGACCAATCGGTCTGCTCCAAGGTGCCCGTGATATTGAAGGGATAGACATATACAATACCAATGACTTCCAGCGTATAGGTTTTTGTCTTCTGAGAGCCGCCGTAGGTGTATTTGATAGACCAATCTCCCAGCTCGGCGGGATAGAGAACGGCTTCTCCACCAGAGGCCACAGCGGAAAGAACAGTGTCCCCCTTTGTCATGGTGACGGTGGTGCCGTTATCGGCGTAGACATGGCACTCAGCCGGAGAACCCTTCTGGCTCAAGGCGTAGAGAGCGTCATTCACCGTGGGGTCTGCCCCGTCCAGTTCCAGTGCCGCTTTCGTGGTATCATCCAGCAGATTTGCCTTGCTTAGAGGTGTTCCCACCACATCACAACCGGCGTTTGCTCCGGTGGTGTCGGTATTTAGAACAACATCTAAGTAGCCGTTTCCGGCGATCAGTTGTTGCCTCCATTCCTCGAAGGTAGCAGGCATATCGGAAGGTGCCCGAATGATACTGGACTTTCCGTTTCCCTTGATGGTGGTGTCTTTCATAGCGTTTCATGTTCCTCCTTTTTATTGTCCGCAGTACAGAACCCCTGTGTAGGGGAAGGGAGCGGTTGTTTGTGTCACTCTGCTGTCGATCATGAAAAGCAACTGCTCAATGTCATTTGCCAGTTGATAGGTCATGTAGTCCATAGACCCAGGGACAGAAGGGGCATTTGCCGGTAGATTGAGTTTGGCTCTCAGTTTGGTCAGACAGGTCAGAAGATTGGAAATCTGACTCTGCGTGGGCCAATCTCCCACCGCCCAATCCACCTTCGGGATAATGCTGTCATCGTAGATAGCCAAATCCTTCATCCGCTCCACCAGATAGGAGATTGCTTCCCCAATCCGGTTGAAATCGGTGTAGTTGTAAGCCCCTTTCATTCCGGCCATGTATTCTGTCTGTTCCTCCGAGGTGAGGGCGGAAAGCCCTCCCCCGGTCAGGATTTTGTTTTTCAGTTCAAATACACGGTCAACATCGGCTTGGGTTCTGTCGAAAATCAGATTATCAATTACACTCATATCAAGCCTTTCACCGTCATCTTTCCGCTCAGAGAGCCGTCAAAAGTGATTTCGTCCACCAAGATCAGAGCGTCCATCTCGTCAGTGTAAAGGGTCTGCAAACCGATAATGTCACCCACTTCCATTTCCGGGTTGCCCCGGTAAGTGGCCTCATAGGTGTTCCGCATTTGCAGATAACTCTTTACATGATTGGCAAGAGCCTGACACATCGTATCATTGGTGATAAGGGGGTTTTCCTCCTTGTCAATCTCGCCGGACTGAGCAACGGGGTAGGAAACGACCACCGAATTCTCAGTCAGTGTTTTGCCCGTGATCGTTACGGTCTTAGTGCCGGAGGATAACACTAAGTCCGCAGCTCTGGCGTAGATATTGGAAGATACCAGTGTCCCACCAGATACAGAGATTTGAACATCTTGTGCAAGACCAGAGAACTCAACATGAAGCTCAGTTTCGGTGGTCGTTCCCTCGTAAAGTGTGGAAGTGTCATTGGAAGCCGTGTAGGAGTACCGGGCTACGGAAACGGACTTCAATTCATCAATTTTGGAAATCTTCTGACTGTTCTCCCCAATAGAGGTGAAGTCCAGAGTGAAGTCCGTTTCTCGGTAGTAAACCTTAGTGACTCTGGCTCTCCGATAGGGTAAGTTTCCGATCATGGTCACTTCAATTTTGGTACACTCGATTGCCAGATTGGAGGACACATACACTTCCACGGAGTCAATAGCTGCGGTCTGGGTATCAAGCAGAGTATCATCGTGGTAATATTTCACCTGAACCGCACCGGGAAATTCATTGAGTACCGTATCAAAGCGAATTGCCAAGACCGGGAGATCGTGAGGCACATCGAAGGTCTTTGTAAAGACCGGGGGATTTGCGAAAGACCCGTCCGCTCCGGTCATGGCCTCACTGATATAACCTCTCTGACCGGCATTGCTGTCGGGAAGAATGATCTGACTGTCACCACCCAGCGTCCACCGGTTCAACTCGAAAGTGGCGTAGGTATTCTCTGCTGTGTTGCCCTTGTCCACCGTGTCCCACTCACTGAACCAAACATGGCCGTTGTCGGCCCATACGCCGTTGTATATGCCGATGACGGTAACACCAAAGGGTCTGATATGGATAATGTTGTCATCGTCCGTATAGAGGCGGCAACAGGCCGCATGAGCGATAAGCTGCAAGCAGTTCATGTGGGTGTCAATGGGAAGAGCCGCCGTGGTAAACATATCCTTTAGAGCGTCATCAATCTCCCAGGGATTTTCACCTTGCTCCGTCAGGGTCAATCCTGCGTCCAGAAGAACTTCCTGCACCATGTCGTAAAGGCTCTTGGAACCGAGTTTGCTCTTATAGAAGGTTCCGGTCAGACTCCCGATCAGCCCGGTTCCGTTGAAGGTGGCCTGATTGTTTTGTGCGCTGGGCTTGGCATTCAGAACATAATTGTCTGGCTTTATCCATTCCACAGAGCCGTCCGGCAACTCATAGCCGAATTGAATTTCAATGGGAGAATTCTTATCCACATAGGCATAGATACCAGCCGGGTTGTCGGGGTCGTACTTGTGTTCATAATCCAAGATCGTGAACTGCATTGTTTCTGTCGGCAACCTCCGGCTCAGAGGGTCAACATCATGTTTCTGCTGAGTGGAAACAATATCCTTGTTCACGAACTGGACATTTAGGCCGTAAAGTACATTCTCCAATCTGGGTCTGCGATAGGGTAAGCACCGGTCAAAGGTGATTGTCACCTTGTCTACCTCCGTGGCCGTGGTGCTGATCGTGGTCTGGACACTGGTAATAGAAACCGTCTGAGTATCAACGACAGCACCGTTCAGGTAGAAATCTGCGGTGACTTCAAGCGGCCATTCCTGCTGTCTGGTGTCGAAGGTCAGGGTTAAACCGGGGAAGATATGCTTCAAGGAAAACTCTCGTGTAATGACCGGAGGGGTAGTGAAATTCCCCTCTGCGTCACTCATGAGGCTCGAAATAAAGCCGTCTTGCACATCTTCCCCGGTAGGGACAAGCAGACTCTTTCCGTCCAAAGCCCAGCGGTTCAACTCTAAAGACACATAGGTATCTCCATACTGGTAGGCATAATCCACCGTTTCAAATTCAGAGATACTTGCCGCCCCATTGCTTTCCCACTCGCCGTCCGTAGCTGCGGTGGTGTCCACATTGCCGAAGGTGATACGGACATAGGAACGATTTCGGAGCATGGCTTTCATGCTGGCCTTATAAGCGTTGCTGACAGATTTCATGCTCCTATCCCTCCTTAGAGCGGTTCACCACAGTCAATGAGATTGACCTTACAGTTAATGTAGTCAATAGGTAATTGGGTCACAGGGTCAAGGTGGAACGGCTCTGCGGTACGATCTCCGGGGTACATCTTCCGGGTAGTCCAGGTGTTGTTCACCATATCCGGGTAACTGACCGTCACATAGAAATTGGAGAACTCCTTCAAGATAGCCGACCACTGTTCCGCAGTCAGGTAAGCCCATTCCAAATTGTTTAACTTCTGCTGTTCACGGCCCACTACCTGTCCTACCACCACGGCGTTTGCGTTCCGGGCGGAGTCCACTATGGTAGCGACCATCATTTCCAAGCCCCTTCGGGGGCAGGGATAATCACGACCATTGATCTTGATGAAAGAAGCCATATATCCCTACCCCCTTAGTAAGCGTTCGAGAATGCTCCGCTGTTCACACGGACACCTCTGTTTCTGCTGTACCGGTCATAAGACCGGCCAATCACATCATCACCGATGGACACGGACAAATCCTTATCCTCGATGATATTCATGAGTGCATAGATAGCGGCGATCACGCCATCGTTGGCAACGGACACGCCAGCGGAAATGCCCTCAACAATTTGGTCATTGTTGGCAACGGCAGTACGCCGTCCCATGGCACCCACCATCTCAGCTCCGGCCTCTCTCGCAATGAAGAGCTGCCCTTCATCCACGAAACCGCCCTCAGCCATGTACTGAATACGGTCTACGCTGATTTCACTGAAATAACTCAGGCTGATACCGGTGAATTTCGATACCTTGTTGATCTGACGGATAACATTGTTGAGCGACCGGATGGCGTTGTTCATGCCCCTTTCCATTGCAGTCAGAGTAGCGTTCCATTGAGTGATAGCGGTATTGGTCATACCTCTCCACATAGAACTCCATCCCTTCGGGAAGGTGGTCGTGAAGCTGTCCATGCCGATTGTCATTTGAGTCTGGAAGTCCGTGAAGCCAAGGAGCGTATTCGTGCGGAAGGTGGTGAAGTCCGTGTTCATGGTGTTCAAGCCGGTCTGCCACTTCTGCACAACCCCGTCCACCAGCGTATTGAAATTGGTGTCAAGGGTGGTCTTCATCTGCTCCACATTGGCCTGAATGAGCGGCATTTTGTTCGTCATACCGGTAGAGAAGCCAGTCACAAGCTGCTCACCGCAGACTTGCAGATTGGTAAAAATACCGGTTGCCAGATTTGTCGTACCGTTTTCCTGCGTCAGAATACCAAGCTGCTCCATAAGAGCGGCATACTGCGTCAACAGAGTTACAGCGGTTTGCAGTTCCGGGTTAGCAAGCCGAAGCTCGTCATTCAGGCTTTTGGTGTCCGTATAAATGTCATTCACATCGTCAGCAAAGTCACCAATGGGATTGCCAGCAAAGAGCTTCTGGAACCCACTCACAATGCTGTCCCAGGTGATACCGCCCATGGAGTCAGTATAAGAACTGATCTCCCCAGCAAAGTCAGACATGAAATCCACGAAATCGGACATATCATCGGTGAGCTGCGGAAGAGTACCGTTCAACTCCCGAAGAGAAGGGGCAAGGTTATTGTTCAGTTCGTCCGCAACAGACCGTAGGCTTTCCACCAGACCGATACAAGCCAGGGCCATTTCCGCCAGAATACCGGCTCCCAAGGCGATTGCCGCAGGAAGCAGACCAGCCGTACCGATGGTGATTGCGCCGAGAGCGGCGGTTGCCGCACCTACGCCGACCAGAAGGCCGGTGCCGACTCCAATAGCAGTAGCAATCTCTTCACCGTTATCCAGAACCGGTTGCCATGCCTGACCGATCTCGTCCAGTCCCTTGCCTACGGCCCAGATTTCAACCAGGAACAGCCCGGTTGCCACTCCCAGCTCCAACAGGATTGCGGTACCGAGGCCGATGTTCACGGCTATGGTCTTGCCTCCGGTACCCAGGGCATAAGCGGCAAGGCCGACTGCGCCCAGAATACCAGCACCCAGGCCGATTGCCGTGGCTACGGTGGCTCCGTTCTCAATGACCGGTTGCCATGCCTTTCCGACTTCATCCAGCTCATGGCCCATGATGGCGATTGCACCTACCACGATGATTGCGGCGGCAGATACTTCGGCCACGATGCCGACCACCAAACCGAGGTTCTTTGCCAGGGAGGTCAGCTTGGGAGAGAGGCCAGTGCTGACGGTGGTATCAATCGTGTCGGTGGCCGTGGTGAGGGTGTTCATGGCAGTTGTGGCTTTGCCCAGGTTGGTGATGCCTTTCAGCTTGGAGAACACATCCAGAGCGACCACCAGACCGCCCAGAATTTCCAGACCGCCGATGATAAGGGCCACTTTGTCCACGCCGCTCCAATCGCCTTGCTTGATTGCATCCCAATTCGTGGCGATCTCCCGGATGATGGTGGTGAACCCCTGAATTGCCACGCTCCATGCCGCCAGCTTGATATTGCCGGTGAACACGCCGATACCGATTGCGACATTGGTTAAACCCCGGACAACCGTGAGAGCATTGTCCACATTGAGGCCGTTGGCAGCTATATCGCTGATACCAATGACGATCTCTCCGATGCCCTGGATGACTTTCAGCGCACCGCCGACTTTCAGGTTGCCGAGCATAATCAGTGCGTCACCGACCATACCGGCAAAGGAACTAATCATACCGGCGACATTCTGGAAGGTGGGGCCGTTGTCGAGGAAATCTCTCAGGTACCGCTCAAACTCCTTCAAGTCCGCCAGGAACATTGCGAGGCCGAGTACCTGGAAGTCGAGCTTGAAAGCGAAGCCCTTGGAGCCAAGCTCTTTCAGCAGTTTCAGAGCGGTCAAGAAGTCCTTGGCGACCTTCCAGGCCAGGATGCCAGCGGCAATACTGGTGACAGTAGCCAGCACATCCTTCAACTTCTCTTTCAGCTCGTCAACCTGGCTGTTGATGCTGTTGAAAATGCTCTCGTCCCACAGCTTGTCAATGTCGAACATCCCTTCAAGGCTACCGCCGCCACCGGCACCAATACCGGCTCCACCGGAACCCTGATTGGGGTCAAAGACATTCAGCTCGTCAAAACCAGCGGTGTACTGCTTCAACTTCTTTGCGGCACCAGAAGCATCTTCCAGGTTGTCAGCCATGGCCCCGGCACCAGCGGCACCGGCGTTCACGCCGCTGCTGAAATCTACCGGTTTCAGGTCAATGCCGAAGAGCTGGGCGAGGGCCGCAATGGCCTCTCCAATCAGCTCCACAAAGGCTTGCACATAGGGCAGAACCTTCACCAGAGCGGGAAGCAGGAAGGAACCAAATGCCTGAGAAAGAGAAGCGAGTTGCTGCCGCAAGGTTCTCATAAGACCTTCTGCGGTGGTCATCTCCCGGGCATAGGTGCCAATCAAGTCCTGCGCCCTTGCCTGGTCAATCAGGGTCAGGTATCGCAGATAGGACTTCAATTCCTCGCTGGCACTCTGGGTACTATACGCAATGCCATAGTTTGCCGCCGTGATCTTCAACTGAGAGTCCACGATGGTGAAACCGGCTCTGCGGATAGGCTCTACCTCACCGGCGATTGCGGAGCGGACGGCAATGGCAGCGTCCTCAAAGGTCTTGTAAATGTCGTTGTAACCGGCCCAAATGTCATAGGTCAGTTCCGTATAATTCATTGCCATGGCGGCAGCATCCTTCTGAGCGACACCAAAGCCTTTCAGCATAGTGCCGTAGATGGACGCATACTGCATGAACTTCTGGACATTGATCTGCAACTCGGAGTTGAGCTTCAATATCCACTTGTAGTTCTCTTCCGCCTCTTCTCCAAACGCTCGGCCAAAGCGGTACATGATGCCCTCCCACTCGGAGGCTTCATACATATACTCGGCAATGACCGCACCAATCCGGTTAGAGGCGTAGATCACCGTGGAGAGCTTGATACCGGCCAGAGCCTCAGACCATGCCCAGGTGCCGGAAGCGGCCTTGTTCACAGTGCCGTTGTAGCGGTTTGTGCTGGCAATAATCCTCTGAATTTTAGAGGGGAAAGCAGAGAAACCGTTGGAAACCTTCTGCATTTCATCGGCAAAAGGCTTCATGGCAGCGGACAAATCTTTCATCTGCCGGGTGAACTTATCAATGTCCGCCTTTTCCAGCTCGTTAATCACCCCGGGCAGTTTCCCGAGCTGATTGATGAAGCTGGTCAGATGTGCTTTGTCCAATTCGGACAGGGGGCGCAAACCATTAGCCAGACTTGCCAATTTGTCCCCGTCCGTCCACTTTAACTGAGTTAATGCGGAATTTAATTTGACGATGGAGTTGGTGGTAGAACGAAAACTGCTGAGGTTCCCCAGAGCCGCTAAAGCGGTAGCAAGGCGATTGATTTTCTGGGAAGCGTCACCGGTGTTCAAGCCTTTCAGGGCATTGGTCAATTCACGAATACCCGTGGCAGTCTTGCTCAAATTGTTTGCGCTGCCAACGGAAACCGTCTTCAACCCACTCAGGGCCTTTTTCAGATTGTTCAGACCGGTTACTGCACCGGCACTGTTCTCCTGAATTTGAAATTCCAAACCCTGAATTTCCACATTATCAGCCATTCACGCCACCACCTTTCTCCTGAAATTTCTTGTTGAGCGACAGGGCCAATGCCTGGAAGTAGGCTTTCGCCTTTTCATCCTGCTTTTCCCGCTTCGCCTCCTGCCGTTCGTCCTTCTGCTTGGTGTCAAAGGCAAAGGGCTGATCGGGATAGGGAATGGCTTTGACTCCCTTCTTCGCAAAGGCTCTGAGGATAGGGGCCAGATTGCCAATCGCCTGATACACATACATCCCCTGTAACCAAGCGTCCTGATTTTTCAAATCTTGCCGGATTTGAGCGGCCTTTCGGTAGTACCTGACCAGCTCACAATCCCCCTCCCAATACTGTTCCGGGGTCATGCCAATCGCCAGGTAGTAGGGGAACACATCGTAGAATTTCTGAGTGTAAGCGAAACGGGGAGCGGGGCGCATTACGCCACCGCCCCCTCGTTCATTGGACTGCAACCCGCTTACCAGTTGGCAGTCCACTCCATGTTTCCCTCGTCACCCTCGTCAGAGGCGGGTTCCTCCATGAGAGTGAGAATGGGTTCGTTATACATCTCGACCAGCTTCGGGATAAGCTCGTCCTTACGGGGCAGACGGGCGTAGATACGGTCAATGACCTCCTTCTTCACGAAGCGGTGCCGAGCGATAAACGCACCGGCAAACAGGGCCGGGAGCATGGTCATAGGCTTGCGGTCAACTTCCTCGGCCACGAAGCCCTGTTTCTCCATGATCTCAACGCTCTTGCGGGTGTATTCCAGCGTGTAGTTCTCGCCGGAAACGGGGTCTTTAATTGTCAGTGTCTTAGCCATGATAAATCCTCCTTATCATTCAGGCCGATTGTGATTACTCAGCAGAGAAAGTGATCGGGGTGGAAGGGGCAATGGAGATGTTCATATCCACAACCTCATTCACGCCGCCGCCAACGGGATAAACGGACAACTGGCCGTCAAACTCGAACTTGCCGTTAGAGCCATCGGGAGTCACAACACCGCCGCTCTCCTGACCACCAAACCAGACAGCGTAACTATCGGTCTTACCTTCCAGAGCCTTGAGCTTCTGAAAATCGGTCATATCATAGTTAGCGGTAAAGGACAGACCATCGAGGGACTGAATACCGGCGATATAGGTCTGCATATTGTCAGACAGCGTGGTAGTTTCCAACATTTCAGGCTCACCGCCCAGATCGGGAAACTCCTTAATGTCAACCAGCTTCTCATAGGTGTCAGCACTGGTACCCTTCTTCATCAGAAAGACCTTGTAAGTGGAAATAGCCATATTACTTTACCTCCTATACAGATTGGCACCGTCCGTTTCAGCCCGATACCGGGCCACCAGGCGGTATATACTTGCGTTCTCCAAATTCGGGATTGGGGACATGGAAATGCGAGTGAAATTGAACTGATACATGAGGTCATCAATGACCTTCATAATGCTTCGGCACTGGGTCTTTTTCCCGGTGGACTTGTTGGAGTAGACATTCACCTCATACATCAGAGTGGCGAACTTCTCCCGGTCACCGTTGCTCATGTGTTCCAGCGTGGGATAATTGTCCTGCTCCACGATGCTCACATGAGGGAAAGAAGACGGTGCCTTGACATACTCACCGCTCACATTGATCTCAGGAAAGGCTTTCCGAAGTGCCTCTGCAATCGGTGTATAAATCTGGCTCTCTACATCAATCACCGAAACACCTCCTTCGCCAGTCCGGGCAAAATCATTTGCAAATGCTTCACGGTTTCGTACATCGACATATTGGCGGGGTTACCCTGGGTGATGACCACGGTAGTACCATCGTCCTTTGCGTGAACTTTTCCGTTCGTGCCGGGGTCACCGTAGTAGCCCCAGGACGGTTGCTTACCATGACCGGCCCCGTATTCGCCCCGGCGCATCCCGAGGTCTGCGGCCTCCGGGTGATTGTCCGGGTAGACAACACCGGTGCCGAACTCAATGAACAGCACGGAGGCCCCTACCGCTACCACGGCCCTGACACTTTGCTCCCGCTGCTCTACGGAAACAGAAACATCATTGGTGCCGTCATACGCCGCCTTTGCGAAATTGGCAGAGGCCACGGAAAGACCTTCCTGGGCCAGCCTGTCCAGCAGAACACTTGTCCTTGCTTTCAGCCAGCTCTTATAGCGGTCAATCTCCCGAATGGCGTTATCAATCCCGGCCACGGACAGGGGAACTTTGATGGTCTTCACGATACAGTCACCTTGCTCACGGCGTAGGAGATGGAATTGAGGCTCTTGGCGACCCGCTTCACGATGTAGTCATACAGGGGGTTCCCGTCATCGTCATACTCCGGCTCCTTGTCTATGAACAGGACGGTATTTTCATCAATCGGACAGGAGAGGTCATCGGTGACGATCACCTTGTCATAGGAGATGAAATTTCCGAACTGCTCAACCTGAGCGGTACCGGTGGCAGCAGAAACATTGTCCCGCCGCTTCACGGCCTCTTTGTAGACCACACGGGTATCTCCCGTTTCATTGCCCTCTTCGTCCTTGACCGCCTCTTTACGGTCATACAGGAGGTACCAGTAAGAGGACTTGTTGCGCTCCATCGTTCTCACGGGGCCACTTCCTTCCGCACGATACCGGCAAAGGGAATGATCTCACGCAACAGGGTGGGAGGCACATCCCCGTCCTCATAGGAGCGGGAAATGCCGTTCTCGCTATGCGCCGTTTCGCCCTCAGCCCCTCGCTTGTTCAGAAGATAGGCCGCAATTTCCACCTGATTGTAGGCGTACTGGTCAGGCACCTTGGTCACGGTGGTATCAAAGGGATAAGCCCGTTTCAGGACTTTGTTGCCAGCGATAGAAAGGTAGGTGGAAAGCACATCCTCGTCCTTCTCGCCGGTCATGGTTTTCAACATGGACAGCTTCTCAGCATCGGTCATGGCTTTTCACCTACCTTTCATCAAATTAGCCGCCAGCCCCGACTTCCTTGGTGTTCACGGGATTGCTGGTATCGTTGGCAATGAACACGCTCCGGCTGTACTTGGGAGCGGTGAAGCTCTGAGCAATGCCGGTGAACTTGCCGTGGTACCACTCAGGGCCGTGGTCAAGGCCGATCTGGCCGAAGAGCTGATACTTCTCACCGGCACCGGTCTTCGCCAGAGGCTCCAGGAAGAAGTTGCCCTTGCCGGGAACAGGCTGGTACACGGGAGCGATCACATTCAGGTTCAGCAGCAGAGCGGTGCCAGCGGGAAGACACTCGCCCAGGTACAGGTAGACCACGCCGATAGGAGTGACCACACTGGACAGGGCAATGCCGTTGATCTCCCGGGCAGCGGGAACCACGGTCAGGCCGTTCTGAACAGCGTCAGCGTTGACCTGGAACAGCGTGGTAGCGTCACACCACAGGCACAGGCCATCGGTAGGGGCGTTGGCCCCGTAAATCTTCTTCACCATGTCAGCAATGTCCCACAGGCCGAGGGGCTTGCTGCTCATGGCCTTGGTGTTGGTAGTGACCGCCTCCACCAGTCCCCGGGTCTTGTTGACAGTAGCATCACTGGTTGCCTTGTTGTAGGTACCCTGAATGAAGGTGAACTCAATGTCCCGGTTGACCTTCTGCATCTTCGCCGCCACCTGGAAGTCCAGCTCATTGATGGGGTTGGCCTGCTGGTTGGCGACATTCAGGCCGGACAGGGTTCCCATGTTGGACTGCTTGGCATAGGAGATGCCGACAGCCTCCATGAAAATCTGCGTCACATTGGTCTTCTGGGTGCGGGTGATGACGCTGGCCTCGGGAGCGGTCAGGGAGGCGGTTTCGCTGATAGAGGGCTGTGTGCCGCCGCCAGTGGTGTACTCCTGGCCGGTCACGAACTCAACATGGTTGGTGGTCTTGGCTCTGCCGCCGATGATGGAGGACAGGGGGCAGCGGGTATTGCCCTTGTTGAAGAGCATACCGGAGTAGTTCAGTACCCCGAAACTGGTAGCCAGAGTATCGGACATAAATCAATCTCTCCTTTACTGGTTATTCGCCTGAGCCTCGGCCTCAGCCTGAGCTTTCAGGCGGGTGTAGTAGGCCACGGCGGTGAAATCACCGTTCTTCTGGGCCTCTTCGATCTTCTTGCCGTAATCCACGGCACCCTCAGTGCCAGAGCCAGAACCGGCCCCGGGCTTGGGGGTCTTCTTGATTGCGTCAGCTTTGACCTTCTTCGCATACTCTTCGAGGAATTTGCTCTGGTTGGCAAAGACCTTGGCACTGTCGCCGTCAGCGAGAGCCTTGGCGGTGTCCTCGGCCAGAGCCTCGTCATAGCCCTGGGACACGAACTTGGCCTTGTAGTCAGCAACGGTCTTGCCCTTGCGGAGATCGGCAAGCTCCTGTTCCATCTGGGCCAGCTTGTCAGCGTCCTCCTGCTTCTTCTTTTCCTCTTCGGAAAGAAGAGCGTTGTGCTTGCGCTTCCACTCGGCGGCCTCGGAGTTGGCCTTGGAAAGAGCGTTCTTCTGCTTTTCCAGCTCGGCGGAATTGTCCTCATACTCGAACCCTTCCAGAGCGGCCAACTTCTGCTCAGGGGTCATCTCGGCGTACCCCTCGATCTTGCTGGTGTCAATCTTTGCCATAACAAATACCTCCTGCGTTTAACAAGGCTGTTCACTCAGCACTGATTTCTGTTTTTGGTGGGGTTTTCTCCCCTTGCGATTAAGGTCTTCCCTGACCATTCAAAGCCTCACGGCCTTAAAACCAAAAGAAAAGGGGCTACCGGTAAAAGCGTTTCCGCTCTCACCGATAGCCCGTAATGGCTGTCACCGTCATCTCTCTATGACGGCCTCATATTTCTTTTTGCTGGCGGTTTCCCATACCACCACTTTGCCGCTTCTCACGGCGATCTCCACTCCCTTGCCCCGGGAGAGAATTTCATTGATCTCCTGAACCGCCTTGGGGGTCAGGTTTACGACCGGGTTCATTTCCCTCGTCACCCTCCTTGGTCTGTTGCTGTGCGGCCAGCTTCTCGGCCTTGGCCTCCTGCTCGGCCACATACTCCATGCTCATTTTGTAAGCCACCTGGGGGTCAGAGAACATACCGCAATGGATAAAGGCCAACACCGGTGCAATCTTCGGGTTATTCAGCATCGTGGTCAGAACATTGGCCTTTTCCGAGATATTCTCATAATTGCGGCGGGTGAAGCGAATGTCAATGGCAGACAGCTTCAAGTCCAGATCGCCCAAATCCCGGCAGATACGAAGCAGGAGCTTCAAAAACCGCTTCTCGGACTTCCTGAACATCCGCTCCGAGTCCTTTGCTCTTGCCTCGGCAGCAGACCAGCCATCACGCATGATGACGGCGGTGCCGGTATCGCTGGTAGAAGAGCCGCCGTTACGGTTCGGCATACCGCAGATGGTCAGGACGATGTTATACATACTGTCTACAAGGGTCTGCGTCTGGGTCTGGTTCAGCTCTGCGGTCAGATACTCAATTTCCGCCTTAAACTGCGGGTCAATGTCCTTGAACTTGATTGCGCCCTCGTCCCGCAGCTCCCGGTAGTCTTCGGAAGAAATATCGACATTGTGGAAGAGCATGAGGGACTGAATGAACTGCTCCACTCCGTCAATGCGGTTAGACTCCGTGGTATTGATTGCGTCCAGCAGAGGAAGGACAATCTCAAAGGCACCCAGCCGGGACTTGTTGGCCGGGTATTCAATGATGGGGATGCCCAAATACTGCTCTTCGCTTCGTCTGATTGCCCAGGTATTTTCCACCTCATAGAAGTGGTCATCCGTATAGCAGCTAAAGACCAGAACCCCATCGTCTTTGAGGACATACTTCACGCCCATAATGGGAGGGTTGCCGAGGGCCGTGGAGTAGACCACAAAAGCAAAGCGAGGGTCAAGGGTGTAAATCTCAAAGGGGGCCTCGTCCTCTTCCAGATCAGCTTCGCCGTCCGGCAGCACCATTCTGTACGATGTGCCGCAGATGTGCCACCACTCGGCCAGTTCAGCGTCCTCAGAGGGCTTATCTTCGGACAAAGTGTAGTCATTCAGCCGGGTCACCGCCTCAGCGATACCCTTGTCATCTTTCCGGCTGACATACTGAACAGGCTCCCCCATCAGGTAGCCAACCTTGAAGGACACGATCTCATTGGCCCGGTTCTCAACGACTTTGTTGTTGATTTCAGGCCGAACATCCTTCTTCCGGTAAAGAATGGGCTGATCGCCCTTGTAATACCGGTAGAGGTAGTTAATATCCGCCTGGTTCATGAGGTGAGTGAACAGAGCCTTTTGAAGAACATCAATGATGTTGCTGTCGTTGATCTCGGTCACATCGGCATAGATTACCCTACGACCAAACAATGTCCTGGCTCCCATTCAATCACCTCCCCGCAAAATGCCTTTCTATCACCTCACATCATAGCATAATCTCTAATGCTTGTCAATGGCCTAACTCTTTATAATACCATTGGAGAGTAAAAAGCGCAAGGTATCAGCAAGGCCGTTTGAAGATTTCGATTTTCCCGCCACTCAGCATACGGATTTCATTTTCCAGCAGAGCCAGGGAGTCAGGTGCGTCATCATGCGGCACCTTACCGCTCCGAGTGTAGGTGGTCAACTCCTTCATGAAGTTCCAATACTGACTGCCCCGCTTGTAGGTGGTGGGGTGTTTGAAGTAGAAGTTCTTCTTGATATTGTCGGAGGCAAACTCAATCCGGGTCTGCTTGTTGGAAATGGTACGCTTTGTCCGAATACCGATGGAGTACCCTTGCTGCCGGATAATATCAGCCACATCCCGGGCATAATACTGACCGGCGTTATTGGCCTCGAAGGTGGCGGAGGCGACCTTGTTAAAGATCAGACACTTGGCGCACTCCGGCTTTGTCACCTCGGCGGGAGCATCGTCAAAGACCACATCCACAATGTAGACTTCGGTGCCATAGATGACGGCTACCGGCATGGAGGTGGAGTCAGAACCGCTTTCGGCGGTATCTCCTACGGCAATGATGGTGTCCGGCTCCCGGTCGGGCGGCAGCTCAAAGAAATAGTTCAGTTCGTCCTTGTTGAAGAGAAGACCCTTGGCCTCAAAGGGCTGTTGCTGGAACTCACTCTCAAACTGCTCGGCAGACAGAAGCTCCCTCTGCTCCCGGAAGTAGGCCGTGGTGAAAATCTTCTGTCCCTCTCGTTCATACTCATAATTGCTTTCGTCCGTGATGGGGTCAAGGGCCGGTATCTCAATGGCCCTCCATGCCCAACCCTGTTGCTCTGCGTACTCCTGAATACGACCAATGGGGTCATAAATGGAATACCGGGTGCCAGTGAAGACCATGGGGGTACCCTCAATGGCACGGCCCATAATGTCGCCGGAGATCACCTCCCACTTATCATCAAGCCGCTGCCGGTTCTTCGCCTCTTCACGGCCCTCCACACAGTCATCAAGGTACAGGACATTGGTGGCCTCAGACAAGCCCACCTGACGAGCATCAATGGAGCGACACATGATGGTGGGGAAGCGGGACTTGGATTTGAGGTTGATGATCTTCGTGTCCGCTCCGGTCTGCACCAGACGAGCTTCCGGGAACACATCGTAGAACAGGTACTCGTTCGGCACCGTCAGATATTCCAGGCACCCGTTGTAGAAGCTCTTCACAAGGTCATCACCGGTACCTTCCATCAGCGTAGATCGGTCGGGGAATTTCCCGGAGAGCATATTTACAAAATTGATGCCGGTCTGGGACTTTCCCGCTCGTTTCGGCATGGATATTGTCAAAAGACGCAGCTTTTTGTCAAGTATGTCCTGAAAACCCTGTACCATCGGTTTCAGGTAATGCCGTCTGGGGGCATAGAACCGCTTTTCCGGCTTCCGGTCAAGCTCAATATAGGTCATGAACGCATCAAAATTGTGCGGCGCATCGAACAGGAGGCTCTTCCTCCATGCCTCATAGAACCTTTCCGCTTCCGAAGGGGAGGCAAGGCGCAGTTGCTTTGCCGCCATGACCCGCAGCTCCTTGTTCAGAGCGTGAGCCTCCTGAAAATTCTCTTCCTCCCACTGGCGGCAGAGGGAAAAGAGGTCAGTGTACGCCGAAGCGTCCCTGGGCCGGTTTTCAATATGCCGCTTGATACTCTCTGCGAGTTTCTGATAATCCATGAAATCACCTCAAATGGCCCCGGCCAGCCGGAAAGCCTCAAACATTTTCGGGGCCTGAATGGCAAACCAGTCCACCATTTCCTCATTTTTGGCCCAAGCCTTTTCCGGGGCAAAGCTGTTCCACTGTAAGCCGGACTCATTGAGAAAAGCGTGAACCAGCTCATGCCGAATGGTACACTTCTCCATGCGCTGAATGACCTCTTCCTGAGCCGAGGCCCAATCCGGGGTGCTTTTGAGATTGAGAATGACGATCTCCTTGGTGTTGTTGTCACAGTAGCCGCCGTAGTTCATCTTCCGCATGAACTCGTCCTGGTCAAAGTTGACCCGGCGCAGATTGTATTTCGTCCCCAGCACATCAATTTTCATAATGACCTTGTATGATATACACATGGCAAAAGCCAGTGAAATCATACTTCTCCTTTCCTGGTTTTTGTTATGATTGGGATAGACACTGTGGACTGTTCATAAGACCTATAGCTTGACTATTATTTGGAGTATATGGCCGCAGTTTCTATCCCAATTGTTGATTGGTTGGATAAGCCGCAGAGCTTTCATTTCGCGCAAGGCTACGAGGATAGATTCTTGTGGAACACAGTTGTCGCAAATGATACAAGGAGTGATGCGTACATGATCTACCTCGGCATTGATGTCGCCAAAAACTCGCACGTGGCTGCCGCCATGTCGTCAGAGGGAGAAGTACTCCTCATGCCATTTTCCTTTGCAAACAGCGCCGATGGTTTTACCCTGCTGCGGGAAAAGCTGAACAACCTCCCAAAGCTGCCTTTGCTGGTTGGCTTGGAATCCACTGCCCACTATGGGGAAAACCTGATTTGTTTTCTCTGTGGGAACGGATACCATGTAGCCATGATCAATCCTCTTCAAACAGCTGCCATTCGAAAATCTGCTATCCGTAAGACCAAGACAGACAAAGTGGATGCTTTTGTGATTGCCAAGGCTCTGATGATGGAAGGCTATACAGAATTGCAGCAATCAGATATTCAGATTCTCAAGTTGAAGGGACTGTGTAAAACAAGGCAAAATCTGATTCTCATGCGAACTCGCTGTAAAATTCAGCTCGGCAGCTTTGTGGATCAACTCTTCCCGGAGTTGAATCGGTTTTTCCGGTCTGGCCTCCATATCAACGTCTCTTATACGCTCCTGAAAGCGCATCCCAGGCCGGCAGAGGTGGGGGCCCTTCACCTGACTTACCTCTCAAACCTTTTGCGCAAAGCATCCAGAGGCAAGTATAAGAAAGAAGATGCCATCCGCTTGCGTGAACTTGCCCGGAATTCCATTGGTACAGACAATCCGGCGTTAGCCTTGCAGATCCGGCAGGCTGTTTCTCAAATTGAACTCTTTTCCGCGCAGCTTAAGCAGGTGGAGAGTGAAATTTCCACCATAATGGATTCCCTTGATTCTCCGATTATGACGGTTCCCGGAATCGGATATCTGAACGGGGCAATGATTCTTTCCTGCATTGGAAACATACAGCGTTTTTCATCACCAGCGAAGCTCCTTGCTTATGCTGGGCTTGATCCCGCTGTTGTTCAATCCGGGAATTTTAGTGCGAAAAGCACCAGAATGTCCAAACGCGGAAATTCCATGCTCCGCTATGCATTGATAAATGCTTCCCACAACGTTGTCCGCAACAATGAAACATTTGCTCAATACTACAATTCCAAGATTGCACAGGGTAAGTCTCATTACTGTGCTTTAGGACATACCGCTCATAAACTGATCCGTGTCATCTTTGCGCTGCTCACGAACAATATCGCGTTCGATTTAGCTTGATTCATTCTTGTTCCAGGTGGGCTGCGAAAGCAGCTCTGCTTTGCTATGCCTATTTTTTGCCCTGCACTTTTTCGAATCTCTCTATTGACTTTCCATAGTTGGTCTCCCAAAAAGAAAAGGGCTACCGGATTGCTCCGATAGCCCGTAATGGCTGTCACTCCCGCCCCAGCGGGAGCCTCACTCTTTATTCTGTTCCACGATGGTCTGCAATTTACTCGCCAGGTGGAGCCACAGCTTCGGGACTTTATTGGAAATCGCCCCGTCACTCGGAACCGGGCATTGATACCCAGACCCGTCTTTCAGAAAGATTTGCAGATAGAAGCCGTCCGGTATCTCATGCACGATGGTACTGGACTTTGACCCCGCCGTGATTGCCCCGGCCACGACCCCGACCCCTCCGGCAATCGCACCGCCCACAATGACCCGGGTGATCGCTCCGGTCTTCTTGGTCTTAGTATGCGCCTCTTTGACGATATTTTCAACAATGGCGTAGGAGCTTATATCCCGGTAAGAGATCAGCTTGTCGAAAAACATCATGACCTCGTTATCATCACTGAACATGATGCTGGCATTGGGATTGTAGATGCTCTTCTTCCACCCCTCTGTCCCGAAGATTTGACACCGCTCAAACAGCTTTGCCGTTTCCAGCTCCCTCCGGGCCAGCTCCACTTCATACGGGTCAGGGTCACGCTTGGCCGTCAGCTTATCCAGCCTCTTTTGCGCCTTGGCGATATTCTTCTCATTGCTGTAATTGTCATACTGTCCCATGAGGTCATACCACCTTTCTCACTTTCTCATACCATGTAGGGCGGCTGATACCGAGCTGACGGCAAGCGTCCCTGACGGTAATCAGGCCCTCCCTCTGTTTCTGCAAAAGCCCTTTGAACTCGTCCATGTCCAGCTCCCGGGCCGGACGGCCAAAGCCTCTACCGGTCTTGGCGGAAACCCGCCGCCCATCCACAACCGGCATAGCTTGGATGCCCTCAGCCTGACGCTTCCGTATCTTCTTCCGCTCCTGTTCGGCCACAGCACCCAGAACCTCAATCAAGATGTTGTTGACCATATCGGCAACCCAGTCCTGTCCCTGGAAGTCAATCAAGGTGGTGGGAATGTCAAACACCCGGACGATGACCCCATGAGCCTTGAACCATTCCAGTTCCGCTTTGATCTCTTCCTTGTTGCGGCCCAGCCTGTCCAATTCCTCCACCAGAACCTCGTCCCCGGGAAGCAGGATGGATTTCAGCTTTATGTACTGCTTCCGGTTGAAGTTCTTCCCGCTCTGTTTGTCGGTGAAGATGTGGTCATCGTCCAGGTCGGGAGCATAGGCTTTCAAAGCGGCAAGCTGCCGAGCGAGGCTCTGGTCTTTGGCTGACACACGGCCATAGCCATACCTCACTCGCCATCACCACCTGACCCCAACAGAGCGTCCAGGTCATACTTCGGGTCTTCCTTCTGGTCAATCACGATCTGGTCAGCTCTGCGGACACCGGGCTTCCGCTCCTGAATGACCACTTCATAGCCGAGGGCGGAGAGCATTTCCACGGCACTGTTGAAGGACAGGTTGTTGCTTCTCAGCCGGGAGCTGATTTCATTGCCCCGCTCCTTCCCGAGAGCCTTTGCCATGGTGGTCAGAGAAACATTTTTGGTTTTCATCAAATCTCGAATAGCCTTGTTGATATACATGGTAATCACCTCTTGATGACACTATACACTGAATTTATTTTGTTGTCAATAGGAAGTTGAAAATATTTTGTTACTGAATATCTTTTGTAACTGAATTGGTTTAACACTGAATATAGTTTGTTAGGAATAAAGCCTTTTTATTTTTGTGGGAATTTTCGCCACTCACCCCGGCCCGGTGGCGGTGGATATATCCCCCGGCCCCGGTATCAGGCAACCGGCCCCGGCTGCACTCTGAAAAGCACAAAAGAGCCGCCCCGGAATGAACCAGGGCGGCAACTTCATTTATTTAATTTCATCAATTCAATGATTATTTGAACCGGTAAAAGCAAGATCAGCAGAAGAATATACACGATTACACCGCCTTATATTGTGGTACTCTGATAAATTCATCAAATGCCCACATAACAATATCAGACGGCGCACAACCGGCCACGGCTGCAAGCTCTTTCTTTATACCCTCTTCCGTATCGGCTACAATATAGCAGCTATACCCGTTTACCTCTTCCGGCCCTTCCGGGGTATTCTCTTCATCGTGTATAATCCACTCTGAACCAGTGTTAAAATACATTGTTTCAAAAGCGGCCAACGCTTCCCGGCTCCAATCGTCCACGGGGTAAAAAATTTCGTTCCAATCACTTTGGCAACAACCCCGGATAATTCGCCAATCCCATTTACGGCCCGTAACAACGGAAAGAACCTTGCATAAAATATTGTTCTCTTCCCGGCTTCCGGCTTCCTTATAGGCGTTTACAAGCTCTTTCAGGGCGTGAATATCACGGGTACTATATCGGGCCTTGTCAGGCTCCAAAAGGTCATTTATCGCTTGTGTAGCGTTCTTGTAAAAGCTGCTATAATAACCGCCGTTCTTTATATCGTCCAGGGCTTCGGCCAATTCCCCATTTTCCAGGGCATTATATACCCGGTCAAAAAGGGGGCTTGTGCGGCTAATATAATCCCGGTTGCCGGTCACATTGATATAATCCGGCCCCATTCCTTCATCATCAAATAACAGGCTGTCCTGATATTCAGGCGGTATCTGTTTACAATAGATCATGATTGAACCCCCTTATAAAATCCCGTTTTCCCGAAACTCACGCAAATGGCCATATTTTCGGCCTAACCGGGAAAACATATCTTGAAAAACTGCCAATTCGGAATAACTGTAATTGTGATTGCAAAAATCCGCTTGCCAATCAATAGCGAACTGCTTAACCTCTTCTTTGTTCTTCTGGTATCTTGTCATAACTGCACCGCCTCCAATTCAAAACGGGCCGTTTCCAGGGCGGCAGCGTGTAGCCCTTTCGGGGTATCTGCAATATAAGAAAACATTTCAACCGGCAGCAGATCACAACCAACCGCCATATATAAAGCCCGTTCCGTTGACCGGGTATAAACCCGGCATTTTTCGCAATGGTGACAATCTCCGCCGCATTTCTCCAACCGCCTTAAAGCGGTTTTTAACTTGCGCTCTTCCGTTTTGGTCATATCGTCCACCGCCTTAAAACAACCGAAACAGATTAGAAGAACGGGCCAAAATAACACCATATTCGCCAGTTACTTTATCCCAAATCAAGCCGCCATTCATGCCATAAATACCCCGGCTAACTCCGATTTTTTCATACCATTTAGGCAGCGTGTCAGGGTCAACCGTTGTTAAATCACGGGCCAAACCTAACCGGGCATATTCTTTTAACTGTTTTCTTGTGTATTGCTTCATCTTCCCGCCGCCCCCTTTACTAATTCTTGATAAATCAAATGAGTCAAGAGCCGTTCCGCCTGTTCTTCGGTATATTGCGCCCGTTCCCGTTCCGACTGTTGCAAAATGTCCCCCAAATCAGCCACGGCGGAGCGGTTATAATAATAGCAAGTATCAAGGATAGACGGTAAACCCTGGCACCAGTCAATAAAAACTTGTTCGTTCGTGTACCCTTTCCGGCTCTGGTATTCCGGGGAATATGCCTTTTCCTTCGCATGGACAGACAGAATAAACCGGGCTACATTGGGAAAACTACAAGGGCCGGTAAAATCATACCCGCAAGGGTCAAAATGATCTAAAATATATTGCCTGATTGCAAGCCGGGCTTCTTTGTTTGTTGTTTTCAGTGACATATTAAACCGCCTTTCTTTCCCTATGCTTTACCAACCGAACCGCAAACCGGCCACAAGAATTTTCCCGGTATTCCTTCAAACGCTTTACCGCTTCGGCCCTGGTATATTCGCAATCTTCTATTTCCCACCCGTAACCGTAATTCGTTTCAATGTCCCACCGGTCAACGGTTTTTCTAACATACGCCATAATTAAACAACCTTTCTTATATATTCCGCTCCATTTTCCCGGCGTGGCCTTGATACGCTAAATGCGTATTTCTCCGGCCTTGCGGGGAAATGTGCGGGGGTTCAATTTTCAAGGTACAAAGCACTGAATTTCTTTTGTGCCTTTAATATACACTGAATATATTTTGTTGTCAACCCCTAAACACAAAATTTTTTCAGTGCTTTTTCTGCCATTTTCCCGGTGTATGGAAAAGTGTACTTTTTCAGACATACCAGAGGCGGACGGCTCCGGCCCATCTGCCCGGAAGCCTCCTGCCTGATCTGGATATGAGAAACCGCCGAACCTCCTATCACGGGAGATCGGCGGTTCTTTCATAGTCGATAGTCGCTGGCCGTTTTCAAAGTCGTTCGGCTCATAGTCGATAGTCGCTGGCGATAGTCGGAAAGTCGCTCACTCTTCCGAGTCATAGTCGCTGGCCGCAGCTTCGATATACTTCTGCTGTAACTCTTCCGCAGAAGCGGCCTCCCCAAGCTGATTGTTCGGGGTAAGAACAACCTCCTGTTTATCCTGATAGCCAAAGTGATTTTTCATCAGGAAGATAGCGGCCACAGGATTGATCTTCCCGTTTTGAGCATAATCTTCCATCTGAGCGTTCAAAAATTGGTACGCCTTTTTTATAAAGTTACGGCTTTCATTGGGGAGATAGGCACTATCTACACCATTAGCCCAAGCCCAGATAGTCTTTCTATCCACTCCAAAGGCTAATGCTAACCCTGCTACACTTGGCTTCATATCGTCCTCAGAACAGATTTGCAGATACATACCAATCCGCTCTTTCACCTGTTCAGGCTCCTTCATATCCACAGAGGGCCAATCCCACATTCTTAGGGAATGTTGAAGATACTTCCGATTGTCACCCGGCTCAGTATGGACACTCATAGCCTCAGTCCGATCAGGGCGCTTATTCCCACCAGTACCCTTCGGACGGCCACGGCCCCGAGAGGGAGTCGGTAAATCTACCACTTTATCACTCATAGTCGTTCTCCTTCCACTAATTATTTTCAGTTACCTTTAGTGAGTTTAGTGAATAATTTAGGCTTTTTGCAGTAAAGTCCTCTATATATCATTCTCTATAAGAGGGTTTATACAGAAAAAACTAAAAATAGGGGGTAAAAACTGCCTCAAACCCTTGCGCCACAAGGCTTTCCGGTAGTGGAGAGTTTATCACCAAATTCTTCACCAAACCTCACCAGACAAATATATTTAGTTGATTACACAAAATATATTTGACTACGCCGGGTACAATACCACCGATGACGCTCCATCTTTTTCTAACCACTGAAAATAAACCATCTTGTCTACTCGGCAAGCGTCCTCAATAGGGTTATCATTCTGGCACATAACCATTTCCACTTGTGCGTCTTCCGGGACTGTACTCAACTTGGCTCTCAATTCCTTAACAGTCATTCCGTTTCCTCCCAATTACAAAGTATCTTCCCTCGGAACTTTCTCGCTCTCCCGAGTAATCCCCACAGACCCTCAGCCTGTTCACCACAGTTTGGACAAGACATACCGGCTATATCTTCCAACCTCTTAGGAAAACTCTTTCCCTCTTGGACAAAGAGCTGGTGGCCGCACTTCCGGCATTCAAACACCGTCATCATGGCTATCTTTTCTCCCACTTTCACAATACTCTCTCGCTCTCTTGCAAAGTCGATCAGTGTCTACGGCGTACCCATCAGGCGCAACTTGGCAAGCTGCACACTCTTCATTACAGGTCAGGCAAGGGCACTCTCCCGAGTAATGTCCGCATTCCTCAAACAGCATAGTCAAGGCTCCTTCTTCAAACCGAACATATCAATCAGTTCATTCATGAACATCTCTGCACACTCTTCATTCCTGAAAGTTGCATAGGCGGTAACGCTGTTGCCCTTCTCAACGCAGAGTCGGGGACGCTTCACATCAGGGAAGGTATAGACCCCGATCTTGACTTTACCATTGCTGATTACAAGACCCACGAGATACACCCTCCTTTTCACATCGAAGGGAGATCATCTTCTCCCTGACCAATTTATCCACTACCCGGCCAACCTCATAGTAACCGGACATAGCTGCGAGGCGGTCTAAGTTCTTCGCCGTTTGTGCTGTTACCAGCAAGGACACCCGGCGCATATTTTTCTTGTTCATGTCAAACAGTTCCTTTCATACGAATATCCCTGTAAGAAGGGTAGCCATTATAAACGGTCTTTCCTCCGTGCCATTCTGGGTGTGCCTCCATGTCAGCATTAAACCGCTTTGCGCTACACACAAAATAGCCGTTAGACTTACACCAAATTTTATAAGCGTCATAGAGTGCCTTGGCTCTTGTGTAGGCACCTCCGGCCTTTTCACACTTTTCCTCCAAAAACTGTAACACCATATCATTGTCCTTCTCATACTGCTTGACCACCTGACGCATAGCCGGGGACATTTTCAGGCCGAACCGCTTATACTTGAAGTAGCCCTCCAAGAGCCAAGTGAAGATACCCTGCATAGCCTCTGGGGTTTGGAACTCCGTTTTCAGGTTCTTGTCCTGCTCGTCCTCAGAGAAGTGTCGGTTGAACTCGATCACCCTCACACGGTCAGAGGCGAACAGGCTTTTGTCATTGACAGAGGGAAGGTCATTGCAGGAGAGCCAAAGGGTAAACTGCGGGAGGAAGGTGGTAGCGGCTTCATAGAGGTTCCGGGCCTTGATCTCTTCGCCACCGGTGAGCTGCTTGATTGTTTCCTCGTCCAGCCGTCCATATTGATTGCTCTCGGCCATAGTGACAAACCGCTTGCCCTTCAAGGAGGCCAAAACAGGGCTTGCAGCTTCGGCGTTCTTGGAGCGGTCAGACTTACAAATAATAGACACCGGGGACACGGAGGCATAGTCACCGAGAAGATGATGAATGGCACTCAGAAGGGTAGACTTTCCGTTTCTGGTGGTCTTGCCATGCAGAATGAACATACATTCCTCATTGGCCGTACCCAACATGGAGTAACCGAGAGCCTTTTGCAGATAGTCGGCCTTATCTGCGTCATTACAGGTAACTTCCTGAATAAACCGCTCCCATCTGGGGCACTCAGCGTCTTGCAGAGTGTAGTCGAAATTGGTCTGCATGGTCAGAAAGTCGTGCCAATCATGCTCCCGAAACTCCATTTTTTGAAGGTCATAGGTTCCATTCCGACAGTTAATGAGGTAGGGGTTTGCGTCAAATTCCTCTGCGGTAATCGGCATGACACTGGCGGCGTCCTTCATGAGCCGGTCACGGAAACGGCGATCTCCCATCTTAGAGATGAACTTCATGTACTCCCTGCGGCGGTCTTCATTGTCAATCTCCCCGCAATAGAGAGCCATCAGGCGGCAAAACTCTTTGATCTTCTCCGCTACCAGCAGAGAGCCAATGTCCTTACGCCATGCACCCTTAGAATAGGTGTACCAGCACTTGGCTTCCGGGCAGAAGCGGGTGTCATTCTGATAGCACTCAGAGAACAGTTCCGCCATGCCGGACTCGTCCCAAGAATAACCGGTGCCGCTGATCTGGTGACTTCTCTCAGGCTTTGCCTCCTTGATGTAAAACATCTTCTGAGAGAGGTCTTTATCCATGATGTACCGGCCATTAGAGAGCTGAAAAAGTTCCTGCTCTTCGGTAGTCAAAATTTCATCTGCCATTTCTTGTCACCTTTCTAACTGATCTTGCTAAGGTCAAAAGCGCACACGCCTGAGAGTCTTCATCCCACCACGCACATTCATTCTTTTTACAATTCATGAACGGGCACTCAGCAGGACTCATAATAGATAAAGGGCAAATCTTATTCTCCATCGTTTATACCCCCCCGTAGAAGAAAGCGTTTTTCAGAGCCTTGTCTACATAGGACATAACCTGCGGTGAAAGAGTACAGATACACTTTTTGACATGGGATTTGTCGATGACTCGTACCTGTTCACACTCCACCATGCTTGCTTTAATGCCCTTTCCCGTGACAATCACATGGGTAGGCATTTCCATTCTCTTTAACTTGGAGGTAAGAGGGACTACAATCGTGGTGGGAGAGTGTCTGTTGCCAACATCATTCTGCACGATCAGCCACGGTCGGTTTCCGCCTTGCACCCGGCTCCCGTCCACGATGGGAACATCAATCAGAACAATGTCCCCACGCCTGAAAGACTTCATATTGAAATTACCTCCTATATCTGGTAACTGAATTTACGATTGTTTCAATCTCACTCCGGGGAAGCGGGGGCTTACACGCTTGCTGATTTGCAAACAGCAACTCTTTGTAAATGTCTGCCTTGGAATACCCCTGATTATGAAGTTGACCGGCCAGCGAAGTAAGGCTCAGGTTTCGGCTTCCGGTAGTAATGGGCGGGTACTCAGGTTTGAGCGTGATCTTGCCGTGTTCTGGCTTCCGGTAGATAGGTGAGTATATCCGTTGAGAGGCGGAGAAACCGGTACTCTCTTTCGGAGCGTCAGGAAAATACTTGGACACCACATAGTCAACCGCTTCCTGATTTTCAATGATCTCCGAATAAAGCAGGACATTCCCGGTCATGATAAAGTACCGGCTACTCCGATAAATTTCCACGCCATTACGATTGTTGCGGCCCTTGAAGGGGAGATTGCCTTTCAAAAGAATATGAACCCCTCGTCCGCTCCGGCTCTTCTCGGTGTAGGACTGGCAATGGCTGATAATGTCTGAGGCCAGTTGATTTAACAGGCCATCGGCAAAACCATCGTCAATGTCAATCCCAATCAGACCGTCATCGTTGAAAACATACCCTATCCCGTCATAAATGCCGTTTGCCACATTCAGCACAGCACAGTCAAAAGTGCCCCAAGTGTCAGGTAGGACAGAGGACGCAGCTTTCTTCTGGCCGGTCTGCATGGGAACCTTAGAACTGTTCCACACATTGACCCATTGTGTTTTCTGCTTTAGTTCGGTAGGTATCTTTTCATACATGACTGGCACCTCTCAACTCTTATAAGGGGATTGCAGACTCCAATCCCAAGTTTTACCTCCCTCATAGGCATTGCGGAAATAATTGTGTTCTCCATCTCCGGTAAACCACATATAGTCCGAGGGGAGAACTCGGCCAACATCGGTTTCTCCGGCTTTCTCGGCATACCACCGGGTTAGAACATCTTCACACAGGGCTTTAATTTCATCATCAATCGGGTTATCTATATCATATCCAGCGAATTGATAAGGAGCGGTTACTACCATGACGATGTTCCCATACCCATAGTCCACCCGGTTCAGCACACACCACACACAGGCCGCTTTCTCGGTGTCAGAGGGAATGCCCCTCGCCTCTCCCCACACCATCTTAGAGAGGACAGTGATCTCTTCCTCTGACCATGGCGAGAGAGAGGGAGAGGGGCTTTCTATCTGGTCAATCGGTTCGGTTTGGGTAGGATGTTCTTGCTCATTGGAAACCGGCTCTGACGCACAGGCGGACAGCAGGAGAAGGAAAACCGCAAGGAATATCAGCCAGACTTTATTCATCATCGGTCTTTTTCTTACGGGAAGTGGTCTTCACCGTAGCGAAGAAATACTTCCCGTCCACACAGACCGGGTAGCCGGGAAACCGGTTGCTGGCTCTCTTCTCGCCCTTGTTGTAAATCTGCTCCGCAGCTGCAATAGGCATTTCACCGGACACATGATCGGCACCGGCCACCATGATATACGGGACTTTCCCGTTATTGTTCACGAATGTCATGAAGACTTCCCCTTTCTCTATTCCACGCTTCCACATCGACACCAATTTTCTTCAACTGCTCCTTACAAAGCCATGTGTAGTCATCCGGCATTTCGTAGTGCTGGATAAGCCGGTCATGTTCCGCCGAAAACGCTTCATAGAACCGGCGCAACCGCTTAGGGCCAAACCCAAGGTGAACCATGAGGGTATAGAGAACCATTGCGTCAATATCATCGGTGTACCGTTTATCGGCCTCAATGATTTGCCGATTGATCTCCATATCCATAGCCTTTTTCTCGGCGGCGGTGAATATTGCCCCGTAAACCTTTCCTCCGGCCTTTTTAACAATCACGGCTTACACCTCAATGTCCTCAAAGAAGACCGGGTATTTGACCGATAAGAGGTCATAGAGCATTCTGGCAACCCGGCGCATATCCGGGTGAGCGGCGAGAGCGGTACGGAGTTTGATGAAGTGCCGCCATTCCCGGAGATTGGCCGTCATGACTACTTCGGTTTTCAGACTGTTCGGTAACACAGACCGGGCCTCCTGCGGAGAACAACCAATGTCCAAGAGGGTAAAGTAATTTTCCTCAGCCTCCGAACAAGCCTTTTTCCACACGGTATAGGGGTAATACCCAGGAGAAGTCCACGCCGGAGAGATAACGGTGATCTCCGTACCGAACTGCTCTTTGCTGTAATTGCAGTACCGGGTAGACTCCTGACAATAGGAGGCCAGCCGGTGGCGGACGATCTCATGACTCACTCCCCGATCACAGATAAACCGGACGGTCACAACACCGTGTTCAATGACGGCCTCATGGCCTCGCTTCAAAATGTTCCTGACAAACTTCTCTGCACTGTCCTCGGTGATCTTGCTCTCAGATTTGTAGCAAGTGCGCCCAGCCTGTTCAATCAGAGAGAGAATGTTCGGATAAGAGGGAGCATTGACAAGCTCCACGCTGGGTTCAATAATCTTCATGGTCAGACTCCTTCCACATGACTTGCCAGCATATCCGCTTGATGTGTCCAAAGGACATTCGGATAGGCTCTTACCACTCTGGTGTAATCGCTCCATTCCTCTTTCGGGCAAAAGGCTCCCATGTGATACCTGATACACATGATCTCTTCCTCAGTCAGAGCGTAGAACTGAGAGAGAAGCATAACCGACTTATCTCCATGCCCTTTCAGAAGAGTGTCCGGGTTATATTCCCAGCGAAGCGGGTCTTCGATAATTGTGCTGTCCAGAGTGACACCTTGCCGCTCTGGTCTGTACTGGTCAATTTTGCAGAGATCGTGGAACATTCCCACGAGATAGGGAGAGCGGCAATCCTTCCATTTCAACTGACAACTTTTAGTCAGGCCAACTAAGTGTTTTGCCACAGAGAGGGAGTGATTGAAAAGACCACCTTCATAATTCCCGTGATACTTGGTGGAGGCAGGGGCGTAGAAAAAGCCGTTTTTCGTAAGCCAGTCAATCATGTTGACCGTAACCAAAGGGCTTCCGTCAGGGAGTTTCATGAAATCCAAAAGGACATTGAGCCTTTGATTGTCAGTCATGATAGGCACCTCCATCGTACTCGGGCCGGTGAACGCTTCTCTCGGAGTCAAACCCTTCCGGGTATCTCTTCCGCAACTTCGCAACATTTGCCGCAAAAATGTCATCCAAGTTTTTCCCGATTGCAGAAGCCGTAATTGCCAAATACCACGCTACATCACCAAGTTCCTCAGCAATGTGTTCGGTATCGAGCGGGTGTCCCTGAAAGGTCGCTTTCTTGATAATGTCAGCTACTTCACCGGCTTCACCGCACAGTCCAAGTGCGCCGTTCATTATCATGCTGTGTTCGGAATAGTTCATGTCAGCCGTTCTCAGAGCGGCCTTTTGATATTCAGTTCCCGTCATGGCCTGCAACCTCCATTTCCAGCACAGTCATGATTGCGTAATTGGCAAGGTCAATCAATGTGTCCCTGATAGACTCGTCATCAACCTTCTGTTCCCCGGAACGGGAAAGAGTCTTGAACCGGTTGAACTTATCTCCCAGCCGAATACGGGCCATAGCCATACCCTCTTCAACAAAGGTCTGGTGAAAACTGTCCCCGTAATCGTGATTTTTCCGGGCATAGAGATCATTGATTTCTTCGCAAATCTCCCGGTGCATTTGCACCTTTGTCTTTGTCGTGGTCAAAGTATCTTATCCTCACTTTCCACAGGTTTTTCAACAAACCATTGGAGAGGGAGAGGGTAGATAACCGCTCTCCCTCGTCCGGTTTCACCCTAACAGGGCATTCAGGTCAAAAGAGGGCTTCTTTGCCGTCTGGGAGGCCGCAGGAGCGGGTTTAGAGGCCGGTGCGGGTGAGGGGGCTTCTCCTTCGTCCCAGCCCTCAGAGGGCCGTTTATCGGCCAGCCGAGCGAATGTGACGGTCTTATCCGGCTTGTTCTTGTTCGGCTGAACATCATGTTCCACATCACACTCAATGAAGCACCCCACGAGGTCTTCATGGTCGATTTCAGTCAGGGAGAAATCATTGAGAGCGGTCTTGGCAAAGTAACTGAAAGCGTTCAGGGCACCTTCATTGGGAGAGCCATCGGTTTTCAGAAGAGAGAAGCGTTCAATGTGCTTGGCTCCGCTCTGAGTCTGCATGGTGATCTCCAACTTGCCAAAGGCTTCCTTGTAGTTGACCGCTGTGATTTTGAACACATGAGTTCCTTCGGGAATGAGGGTAAATCCCTCACTCAATCCAATTTTCGCCATTGTAGGTATCCTCCTTAAACTTCGTTATTTACCGGGAAGATGATACCTACAAGTTCGTCATCATCGTCCGGCAACTCAGGGTATCTCTTGACCAACAGAGCCTTTGCCACGGTGGAGTTTGTGTCAATGTCGTAGGCATAGAGGATTTCGCACAGGTCGGATTTCTCAATCAAAGACCAGTCATCATTACTGATCTTGATGGACAAGGTGCCGTCCTTGGTCTTAAAAACCCGAATGCAATCCTTAATGCCACCATCGGGGAAAGGCATAATGGCCTCTGCCAGTTCCGCATATTCGGTATGGCCGATCTGGTCAATCATCTTGTCGATTGCTTTCGGCATATCCTGAATGGCCTCCGCCGTCACGCTTCTCACCGTGGGAGGGATAAGCATGAACACAGAGGGGGAGGCCAACCAGCGGTCAGCGAAAGGAAGGTCATCAACTCCCCGCTTGTAAATAACTCCGCTGGAAGCAAGGGACTTCACAAATTTCTCAAACTTCATAGCGCACCTCTCACTTTTTCTTGCTGACCCAGATAGCATAGACAATGCTTGCCATCAACTCTACCATGACGGTAACCAGAACACCGGCCACAAAGGGGTCAATATACATTGTTCAGTCCTCCTTAATCATTTTCGGAGTAATCCGATAGGTGTCTTCCATGGTGGTGTACTTCTCCAACACCCCGTCCGCTTTCATAGCGTCCTTGTTGATTTTAGCGGTGGAAGAACGGCTGACCTCCCAGGTGTAAGCCTTGCCGGTGATAGACACCTTCTTGTCCCCGTCCCGGAACTGCGACATGGCAGACTTCTTAATCATGTCGGTCAGGGTCTTGTACCGCTTCTCGTCTTCCGCCACTTCTGCGGCATGAGCGTCCAGTTTGGCTTTCAGAGCCTCCGCCTCAGAAACCAGATCAGCCAGATCGGTTTCCGGGGACAGATTATTGGTACGGAGAACCTTCAAGATTTCTGCGTCCTGTTTCTCGTCATAGGCGGGAGAGAGGCCGGTTTCCACATGGTCTTTCCACCATTTCAGAGCCGGTTTCACATACCGCTTTTCAAAGTCCGGGTAACGCTCAGACACTTTGAAAGGCCGGGTAATGGTGTTTGCGGAGCTGCACACAAAATTCTCAGGGGCTTCGTAGTCAGAGGGGTCAAGGAAAGAGGCTACCATGATAACGCTGTCCACTCCCAGAAGGTGAGCATAAAGCGCAGCTTGCAGGGCATAATACTCGGGAATGTCCTCAGCCCAATCCTCTACCCGCTTGGAAGTCTTCATTTCGAGGACGGCCATGGGCTTGCCGGTCTTATCACACAGCAGGTAGTCCCACATACCACCGAAGACAGCCACATCAGGGAAGAAATCACCGAAGGTTCTTTTGAAATAATCCTCCCCGAACCGATCAGTCGGAGTTACCAGATTGCTCATGAAGTAGGTGTTCTTCATGTATTCCGCCTGTTTCGGTTCGATGATCTTACCGGCTCTGGTGTAAATGGTGTCTTCAAAGGTCTTCTGGTAGGTACGAGTGATCTCGCACCATACCTCAAAGGGAGTAGACCACGGGTTCAGCCCCAGAACGGTAGCAAACCGGGTTGCTGTCAGCTTCTTAGGACGCTTGGGCGGCACAATCTGAATTCTGTTGTCAATCCATTCCATGATTAACCCTCCTGTGTTTCATACGCCGTCAGCATATCCGAAACTCCGGCAATCAGCTGGTCACATACATCAGCGGTGATTTTGGTGAACCCTTCGGTCTTCACTGCCACACTCTGAACAAAGGACTCCTGATCGGGGTCAAGTTCCATGAGCTTTTTCAGGGAGGTTTTCAGATTGGCAATCTGTTCCTCACTGGCGGCATTCTCAGGAGCGGAAGTCAGCTCAGACTTGATTTCCTGCCGCTGTTCTTGAGTGACAGGGGCTTTCCGGGTTTTCTTGGGAGCCGGAGTGGGAGAGTCCTGACCATCCTCTCCACCGGAGATATTGTCAATGCTGTCGGCCTCGATAATGTCAAGAACCAACTGCCAGAGATACCGGCGAATGTAGGTGATAGAACTGCCAAGGGCCTGCATTTCATTCGTAACCACCTTGCCGGTGTTCGAGATGATCGGGGCAATCTGGGTAAACGGAACCTCGAAGACCACCGGTTCTTCTTCACGGTCATCACAGTTATAGACCTTGGCGGTAGCGAAGTCCTTGCCAACGGTGGGAACCATCAGAAGACCAACCTCAGCGAAGATGGACTCTGCGGTGGGAACAATATCTTGCAACTCGAAGTACATAAACTCCAAGTGAATGTTCTTGCCGGTCTTCTTCACCCCGGCTTGCAGAAACTTCAACCGGGCCAGCTGCAACTTCGCAAGGGCATTCATGGTGCTGTAATCAATAGCGGGAGCGGGTGTTTTGGTAGCCATCTCTTATACCTCCTGAAACTTCTTCAAAAATTTGTGAGAGCTGATATATTCGTTCATCTTGGCTCTCTGCTTTCCTGCGGCCCTGCGGCGGCTAAAGAAAAGCCGTCTGCGCTCCGCTCTTCCGGGATTTTTCTTCATATTGAACCCTCCAATAATTTCAAAAGATTTCTTTTTGTGACGGCAACCATTGTGTCACCGGTCAACATCTTCCATCGGAACTTCCGATCTTTCGGTACGAGATCAAGGTCTTCTGCTTGGAAACGGAGATCGAAGTCATGAACCGTATGACCGTCTGCGTGAAAGGAAACAGGGGAGTCCCTATCCCACTTCATGAGAAGTTTCCACAGGTCGGGGTACTCTTTTCTGAGAATTCGCAGCTGGTCTATCCCTTGATTGTGACAAAACCAACACCCCCCCCGTGTTGCCGTGGTATAAATTGGAGATAGTAGTCCTCGCTCTTCACACCACTTCCGGCAATCGGCCTCTGTCCATCCAATTTCCACTAAGGGCATTTTGAACCCCGGCTTATCATGCCTCTGTATGCGCTCAGGCTCGTCAGCAGCTATGCCAAGGTACTGCACAATATTTGTTCCGGCTCCTTGTGCAAGGGAGCTGCGTGAAAACCCGGCGTTTGAGGTCGCTGGTACACCACGGGCCTTTGATGATCGGGAACCCGAGGATAAGACCCGTCTTTGAGTTTCTTGCACCATGCGCTGACCGTGAACGGGAACCCGTTGCAGATTTCGGAGTTTGAGTCTGCTGTTGCACCATGGAGCGAGGCGAGGTGGGAACCCGGCAATCGGAGATACCCCCCCCCTTCACCGAAACGATCTAAGGTCTTTTTCTTCCTTACCGGGATATGGTAAAACAGTTTCTCATAAGTCAACTTTTCACCGTTCCGAACGGCACATTGATGTTCTACCTCAATCCCATACCGCTCTCGAATGATTTCATCGGCTTTTGCTTTGAATTGAACCATTGGAGGCAGATCAGCCGGAATATCATCGGTAGCCCAAACCTCAGCATGGGTAATTCGGTCAAGCGGCCAACCAAGCTCTTCAATGGCTCCCAAACAAGCCAAACTGTCCTTACCATAGGAGAGTGAAAGAACATACTCGGTGTTAGGTTCTCTTTGCATACCCTATCCCTCCAATAAGGATAACAGGGTTTTCTTCACCTTGTTCACCTTCCGGGTATTCCTCTTAGGAGGCTTCTGCCCGAGAAAATCACGGACATATCGCTTTGCTAGCCGGATATACCAATCACGGTCAACTACATCAATGCTTAGGTGATTATCATTGTCCACTACACACCTTGAAGGAAGACCGGCGATCTTGACCGGAGTGCCGGTGGTGAGGTGCATTTTGTAGAGCGTCCCGAACCGGTGATCTTCGGTAGCATACACACGGTTGACCTTCTGCACAACATTCAATTCTCCGTCAACTTCATGAAGAGCGTCACCATACTTACTTCCGGCCTTGGCTACCAACTGGAAATCCAAGAGCCGATCACACTCCATAATGGTCTTCTCTACCGGTACACCGTAGGCCAGATAATCCTTGACGGCCCTGGCTACCACACAAGCATTGTTGTTGATGTTGAACGCTCCTGCTGGTGCAATGCCCCGAACAAGAACCCCGCCTTTGATTTTCGGCTCCCCCTCGAAGGGAACCTCTACATAATTGTTCACATCTTTCTGGCAGATCATCTTTATCAGGTCTTCTTCCAACTCGAACCCGGTACGCTGTTCCCATTCCTGAGTGATTTCCTGATACCGGGTAACATCGGAGTCATCAAGGCTAACCATGATACCATCAGTGTTAAGCTGGATGATTTTCAGCGTGGGGCATTCCTGAGTGAGATGGACGGCCATTTCAAGTAGCTGCAACTGGCCTGAGATACATACTGACCGGCCCATGAGAGGGTCATAGAGGTCATTGTACTGATTGAGCATAGCCCCGTAGGTGGTGTTCAGAACCAGTTTCAGAGCGTTTGCCGTAGCCTTATCCCCTGACTTCTTCGCCTTGACACGCCGCTCAATGGCGGCGGCATACACATCGGGAGAGGGAATGTTCCGGCTACAATACCCATTCAAGATCATCTGGTGAGGGTAGTAACTGGCAACATCTTTATTCCGAATGGAGCGAGTTTCCGTGGCTTCTTCCCGGTAACAGGGAATTGCGCCGTGAATACCTCCGTAGGCAATCGTGCAAGGGCAATCTCCCACGGTGATCTCCAACTTTTCCTTGAACACTACCTCATTGGGAATGCTCATGTCTTTCAGCCGGTCAAAGAAGTCAAACACCTTTTGCGGGATATACTGCTTCAACAGGGCCGGTGGGTACTGGTACTCACGCTCGTCATAGTGGGGCTTCGGTTCTGCGTCAAGGTAAGCTGCGGTCAACTTGGCATTGGTCATATAGAGGGCCTTTGCTGGGTAAATTCCCTTTTCTTTCCCCAGAGTAAGTTTGCTGGAAAGATAACCCTGCCGCAGATCGTCCAACTGGTCAGTTGCGTCTACATCATGCTTGCAGTAAAAAATGACTTCATCAAGTTCCTGCTGAGTGAGAGGCCGGTTGATGTTAAAACTTACCGTTGTTTCTCGAATATCCATCCCCAAGTGCGCTTCAATGGCTTTCAGGGATAGACCCATCTGGCAGTCATCCATGAGATCATATTGGTCAAAATAGACCCGGCTCTCACGCAGATCAGGGTGTTCCCACCCCTCATGTCCCTGCACGATGATAAAATCGTTGACTGCTTTGACCTGTTCCGGGGTATAATCACAGAGGACGGCTTTCAAAATGAACTGGTCATAGTGCTTATTATTGAAGCCTCCCAAAAGGGGTTCTTGCTCCATGAACTGGCGCACAGCCTCATTATCGTTGTGGATGACCGTGTACTCTTTCGTGGTCTTGTGCTTAAAAACAAAGAGCCAATCGAAAGCGAAAACCTCACAGTCAAAAATATAGCGATCATCAATCATCTTTCACACAGGCACCTCCTTTTACAAATTTCCCCATTGGTCAACCATGGCCTTTGCAATACCGGGGAAGGTCTTAGACGCTGTTACAGGGTCATGCGCTGTTCCTTTTGACCCTCCGCCTCCACGGGAAAAAGCCCCTGTATTGCTGGGAAGAAATGGAGTGTGTTCAGTCATGATTTTTGTAGGTTGAAGAGGCGGCAAGCCTTTCAGCCACAAGAGCGTTGCTTTACTGTATGGATGACCATATTCGTATGGTTGAATGACCTGTGTAGGGGGGGGGAGTCTTACAACTTTCAATGGCCTTGGGTTCTCAACACAAATTCTGGGACAATCGGCCATTAAAAATCTCATGAAAAACGCTTTCGCTTTCATAGCGAGGTCATAGCGTTCTTGTGACAACTCTCCCGCCTTGGGGTACATCCATCTGGCTCCTGCCTTGCTCATGTAGGTACAAGGTGGATGGGCGATAATCATATCCCACTTGATTTTCAGAATTTCAAGAGCGTCCGCCCGAAGATGATACTCAGGGTGTCCACCACTACACTCTACAAGATCACAACTATAAGCCTCGTGCCCGGCCTCCCGGAATGCGTTCGCCACGGTCTGGCTCTCTTCACAAGCAACAAGAACTCTCACCTTACCGCCTCCTCTAACCAATGACAGCCAAGTTTGCGGTAAGTGGTACAGCGTTTCTTGAAGCTGCGGACGAGATACTGAATACCGTTGTCCACATAATCATAGACAACAGGTGTTACCTTCCCTTCAAAGGTACGAGCAACCCGGCCCACACTCTGGGCGATCACGGCGTAATCCTTTTGGGGAGTCACCAGATAGAGCCGGTCAAGCCGGGGAATGTCCAGCCCTTCTTTTGCCAAGGCATAGGTAGCAAAGAGAAAGTGTTTCTTTCCGGCTCTCATGTCCTCAATGGCCTTTTCTCTCTGGGCTTTGCCTCTCTTGGAAGTCATTTTTCCATCTACCATGACCGACTGATCTCTCAGGTCTTTCGGTAAATGCTTCATGAGGTATTCCAAGTGTGCAAGCCGGTCTGACAGAATGAGATTGTAGTGAGTAAAATTAGAAACTAAGTCAGCTACAATCTGACCATTCCGGCACATATCCTCAGCCAAATAATTTACCAGTTTCGCATAGATGATCGTGCCGTCAGTATCAAGGAACTCTTTACTCAGGCCAATGTTTGTGTACCGGGGAAGAATGCTGACCGTCATGATCTTATCCGCTACGGCTTCGTCCGGCACCTGATAGGCTATCTTTCCAAGTAGGGCATAGGTAGCTGCGATCATACCATCTGCCCGGTGAACCGTTGCAGAGAGGCCATATTTATGCCGTGCGGCCAGAGCATTCAGCACCTTGGAGAACTGCGTGACTGCGGTAGGTGTACCGGCTACCCGATGGCACTCGTCCACGATGACACAACCCCAAGTGTTCTTATACCGATCAAGGTCGAGATTGCACATGGTCTGAACCGTAGCAAAGGTGATACCTCTGCCAATGTGAACCCTTCCCTCGGTGATTGTACCGGTCAAGTCAGGGTTCATATACATCTCAGCCCGGTTTTTGCTTTGCAGAAGCAAATCTCTTGTGTGGGTCAGCCACAGTGTCTTTTCACCTATCGCACAGGCCAGAGCAATTCCGACCTGGGTTTTTCCTGAACCCGCCGCACTTTGCAAAATTCCCTTTCCGCTTTCCACCAGGGAGGCTTTCGCCTGTTCCTGATACTCATAGAGGGGAACAACACACTGGTAATCTACCGGTTCCTGCTTGGCAAATTCCATGGACACATCAATGAACGGGGATAGCCTGAGAACATCATTGAAGCACCCATAAGGGAGAACCAGTGTGTTTCCGTCCCACTCCATCAGATACAACTTCTGGGGAGTGTTCCCGAGCCAAAGGTTCATTCTGGCCTTTTTGGTGTAGTCCGGGTTTGCCAGTACCAGATTTTTCTTACACCACGCAATCAGTTCCGGGGAAGGGTCTTCAATGCGAAGCCGGTTTGATACTACCATCCGCATTTCAACACCCACGCTTCCAGAGGAAGCCCATACTGACGAATATCCGGGAGGTAGATAGATTTCCGGTTCAGCATGAAACTTTCCATATCTGCCAGAGATAGGAACCAGATTTCTCCGTTTGTCAGGAGAAGAGCGAACCACCCTTCACCGTTCCCGGTCTGCCTCCACAATCTCATAGCCGAATACTGATTTTCTTCAATTCGATCAAGACGGAAAATGTCTTTCTCACACACCTTACAGTCAATGGGATAGGTGTTACCGTGTCGAGCTGCGATCACATCGAAAGGCTGACCCTGCTTGTTCTGAGCGAGGTTGTGCGCCCAGAAGCCAAAATCCGAAAGCCTACGGCATAGTGTCTGCTCGAAGGAAGTACCTACCTTGCGGTTATCATTGGTCATTGAAGTCACTCTCCATTTCCGCAATGTGTACCGTCAGGTCATGAACCTTGGCTTTTAGGTCGGTAATAGACCTTGCCAGATTGTTTTCCCGTTCGGCCTGTTCCTCCCGCAAGGCTCTGAAATACTTTAGAGCGTCAAACCCCATATACCGGTCAATCAGGTATTCGAGATCGTCAACAGAGAACAGAGTTTCGTTCTTTCCGTCTATCAGCGTAATAACCCTTGGATATTGCATATCTTCTCCTTTCTCACCGCCCCTTCCGGGGCGGGATGATACGGGATTTTAGATTAAACGCAGAAGCCGAAGGACACACCATACGAGTAGCTGGCGCCGCTATTGCCGGCGCCACCCGAGATGCTCACATTGCAGACATTGTCGGT